AATTCCTGTAACTACTTGGCCGGTTACATCATCCTTAATCCTTGTTCTTCCTTCTAACTCCACATATCCATCTAGTAATCTTTGTCCAAAGCGATACGTTACCGTATTACTCACATACTCATACACATAATTCACAACCACTTCTATGTACTCATCTTCTATTGTAATTACTTTACCATTTAAACTATATGTAGTAATTTTACTACCTGTTTCTTTATTATATAGAAAAAGAGTCCCTTCAATCGGTGTGTGCTTTAGTGTAATAGATCCTTCTTCATCACTCTCTAGGAGTTCTTGTTCAGTAATGCGGACTCCAGTTGATTGCGCGGGACCTATGAGGCGCGCATTTGTCAATAAGCTAAATTGTTCTTTAGAGAAGACACCTTGGAGAAAATTTAATTGAATTGCTCTGGTTGTTGTCCAATATACGTGCGCGCGGTTATCAAAACCACCATTCGCTGTTACTTCTGAAACAATTTCATTTAAGTTCGCAATTTGAAGACTATCAAACATTGCGATTACTTCACCAGGGACAATCTCTCTGTCTCCAATCTTCATATTATAAGTAGCTTTTAGGGTTACCTTCTCTAAATCTTTGAATGAAAACATTGAGTCCATTTTTATCTCCTATAAAAATAGTGGAGGCCGTAGCCTCCACCATCCTTTAAATGATTATTTAACTAATTAGGTAGCCGCAGTCATGTCGTACTTAATAAGCTTCATCATTATACCGTCTGCTGGACGAAGAACACGAAGTGACATATTGAATGTAGAAGGATCACCTTCTGCTTCAAGAGTAATTGTGTTCTCAGCAGCAACCTTGGCTTTCGGAATAACGAACTGGAAGAATTCATCAGTACCGTCTTTTTCAGATCTAGCGTAAGTATCACCAGTAACATAGTAAGTACCAGGGAAGTTGGCAGCGGTAATTTCGATTACACCTGAGTTAATAATCGGCATATTAAATCTAGTAAAATATCTTGTACCAGAAGTAAAAGCACTAACAGAAGCACCAGTTTCATCAAAACAGCCATCAACAGAAGTCATTGTGGTTGCCGGAACATTAAATACACGACCATTAGCTTCAAATGTTGAAGGCATACCAGCCACACTAGGTGTACCACCAGTATACTTTGCTTCCCACTCAATAGTCTTAATCAATGAAGGTTCAGACTTAATAGTAGCATTAGCACCACCAAACATCAAAGCCATAGACTTAGCAGAGAAAAGAGCATCTTCAAGGGTTACGTTAATTTCTTTACCATAGTCCCAAGATACAAGAGCAACATTACCCTTACCACCCTTAGCCTCTACGTTTTCAGCGGTCTGCTCAATAGTAGAAACCTTAAGTGTATCAAGGTAAAGAACAGGAACTGTTGGCTGACCGTTTTCGAGCTTGTAGAAGGTAACGTCAGCAACTTCCTTAATGCCATATTTATCCAAAATACTAGCCATTTTAGTCCTCCTAAAAATTTTAATTATCCAAGTTTTTTATCCAGTAAACTGGATGTACTTTTTTGCTATCCGCGCCGGCTAATAGACTGTCCACATCTAATTCGTACTTCTCTTTTTGTTGATAAGTTCCGATTAAAACCGGAATTGCGGCATAACTTAACTCTCCAATATTAAGTGGGTTTAATCCCATTCCCATACAAGAAATTGAAGCCAAAGTTGATTGAAAATTTAAACCGCCTTTATTTTGTTTTGCTTTAATGTAGTCACGATAGCGCGCCTTAGCTTTCATTTCTCTAATGCGCGGATGTTCGTTTGGATTTGGCGGTTCAACAGGCTTTGCGCCGATTGCTTCACGAATCATATTTTGGAATCCCAAAAAATCTTCTTCACTTATCATTCGCAAATCATCAACACTTTTTACGTCTGATAAATCACCCACTGCAAGCAACTTTTTATCAAAAAGAAAAATAACTTTTTCTTTTGTAAATAATAAAAAGGCATCTTCAACTAGCTTTCTAAACTGAAGGCTATTATAAGCATTTGCCAGTAGGTATTCAAATGGGTTTGGTAAATTATTTATATCTAAATTTGCTCGTCTATATTCATCTTCAATCTCTTCCTGTGAAAGCGTTAATGCGCGCGCGAGCAACTGAAAATTCTTACAACAAGCAACATCTTTAACCTTAGGTGGATATATTAAACAAACTTCCTTAAATTCTGAGGGATACCCCAAAAAGAAAGAATTAGTCATATTCTACAAATCTAAACTCCATCTCATAACATGAGATTTCTTCAGTTAAGAAGTTAAGAGCAAAATCGCCACCTTCAATTTTTCCTAACCCATTAATTGTCTTTCCAAGAAGAGATTTTTGAATTTCACCCATTATACAGAATGGTCTCAAGTTTTCACTTTTAATGAACCATTGAGTTAAAGGTACAAACACCTCAATTCCTAATGTAATATTTCTGAATTGATTATTTGTCATATCTGCGGGGCCGCGCACAACTCGTAAGGAAATCAAACTCTTCGCGGTCTCCTTTGGGCCTACACGAGGCACAATCTTTATAAGTTTATCAAATACTTCTTCTTGAATTTGTTTATTCGTTAAATTCTGTCCACTAAGTGGATCTTTATCCGTATAGTACAAAAGTTTTAAAAGATCTTGATTAGCTTCCAAACGCGATACAATCTTCTGAAGGTTCGGGCCCAATTCTGCAAGATTTCTTATCATAAATTAGCCCTCCCCATCATTAGATTCCGTGCTGTCGCCGCCCTGTACGCCACCATTAAACCAGAAGAAATCACCAGGATTATCACCTTGCTCCTGTGCTGGTGGCGGTGTCAAATCATACTCATAAATCGGATCTACAGTTACATACTCAACACCTTCGGTAGACTGAATATCATAACCGGTAACTCTGTACGATTCATTAAACGGCTCTTCTCCAATAACCAAATAATCATCCTTTCTGATATACTGATTCTTCGGCATAATGAAGAAACTACTCTTCAAGTTCTCTGCATAGATGGTATCCATTCTACTTCTAGACTTCAACTCATCTTTTAACATATTATCTTCTTGACCGTACATATAGGCCCAAGATCTTTGTTCCGAGCCATCGCGCGCGGTCCATGTTAAGAAATGACTCATTCTCAACATTATATATCTATTATAACCACTAGCCTTAATATGTTCCAAGTAATAAACCATCCAAGGCTTTGGTTCATCGTTCTTATCAGGAATCATCAGAATAGTTCCGCACGGAATATCTAACCTTTCCTTTGTTAATAAGTAGTGAAGTGTCTTAGTATCATCTTGCTTGTATTTTTCAAAGCTGCCGACTTGCGGCTCTCCGCCGTATTCAAACTCAACCCTGTATACAGATTTAAGAAGATAAGCATCAAACTCCTCTTCTCTTTTTCTCTGTATGCGGGATTGATAATCCAAGCCGTACCGATTCAGCCTTTTTCTATAAACCTCATAATAATCCATCGTTACCACCTTTAGAAAGTAAACTCATACAATCAAAGATTGTCTTTCTAAAATATTCATAACTCAGAAAACGAAGTGTATTTACTTTGTGAGAGAGAACCAAGAAGTTAATTGTTCTTTGATTTTCGGGAATACCATTGAGTTCGATTTGAATGGAGTCTAGGTAACTTTCCCATTCTCCATTCTTCTCGCGCTCACAAAGCAAACCAAATAGTTTACTTTTCAACTTATTACGGTATCCCTCTTCAATATCCTTATACATTAAAAATCTTGTTTAGCAAGAGTAGTATAATCAAAAGGCTTCTTGTTCACAGAGCGATAATAATTTGCTTCAAGACGTGCGGCATTAGCCTGTTCTGCCTCAAGCAATTCTCTAAACTTACTAATTAAGTTTGCCTGTGAAAAATCTCTCTCAACATAAAGAGGTTTTACGTTTTCCCAAGTAAGAATATTTCTATCAAGCCACGCGCACTTCATATACGTAGCTAGAATCTGTATTTCGTCGTTGGTTAGGTCACCGGTGAACCCTTCCTCGTTATATTCTAATGAAACGCGCGGGAACTTAAATCTGGAAACCGCGTTCTGAAGCAAAGTAAACAAATCATCCTGTACTTCTTCTTCCATCCAGTTTTCCCACTCATCATCAAGTATCTTGCTTAGAAAAGCAGTATAAACTGTATCAAAAGAGGTCATCTTACTCCTCCTTGTTTGCTCTCTTCAACTGAATTGCCTTAATGATATCCTTTTCATAAACTTTGCTTAGAGCTTTCTTGATAATTTCGCTCTTCTCAAAATCAGCAATCTCATGTTCAATAGCATAGTCCGCAAGATCATTAACCTGCTCAATAGAAAGTTTCTTCAAAACTTCTTTGAACTTATCAATACCATAGCTCATGTATTTCTTCTTATCAATATCCGTAAGCGGAATTACATTAACTGGTTCAGTAGCATCTACCGGCTCAATACCAAGTTTCTTCTTCTGGTCCAGATTTTCAATATAGAGCATACCAGTTTTAATCATATACTCAAAACCAGAATTATACATTAACTGTTCAACAATTTCTTCTTCAATTGGGCGTGTAGCACCTTTTGCGGGCCAAGAAACACGAAAAGGGATAGAAGGATCAAAGACACTTACTTCCCCAATAGTCATAGATGTAACATTAACTTTTGCCATAATAAAATCTCCTTTTAACTCCTTAGTATAAAAATATGGGGAGGGAGTATCTCCCTCCCCACGGGTTTCAGTAATTAGTTCCTAATCAGAGGTTCTGGTAAGGATTGTAGTAAGTCTGAGCAATACCAGTATTCTTATAAATACCCCAGTTGTAGTAGGTAAGAATAGCAGTACCGATCTTCTTCTCAGCATAGATTTCCATAGAACCATCACGGTTCTCGTAATCTCTTACAATAGTAGGTCCTTCAAGAACTACCTTAACAACCTTTTCCTGTCCGCCCGGAAGAACATAAGCCAACTGTGGGTCAACATATGTCTTATCGTTTTTCTCATCTACGAAAGAAGAAGGAATCTGAACGATCGGAGCGCCGCGGAAAATGTTGATGTAACCAGTTCTGTGGATAGCCTCAATATCATCCGGTGAGTAAACACCAGGAACACCACCGTAGTTTGTGCTGTTACCAACAGTAACAGGAACGATAGCGTCAGCACCCATTGCAGCTACGAACTCACCAGGAGCAAAGATGATAGGGTTACCATAAGAACGTACAACGTTCATAAGAGCAACCATCTTATCGGACTCAAATGTAGCAGTAGACTTACGGTTTACAGCTGGTACGTTTGGAGCACCAAAAGCGGCACGAAGAGCCTTTGTAACCTCTACATAAACAGCGTCCTGAAGAGCGGTGTTAATAACATCCATAATATCGATAAGAGAATCAGCACCATCCATGAGACGGCCAAGGTCGATCTGACCACCGATTGCTACGGCCTGTCCACCAAGCTCAAAGGTTGTTGAATCAAGACGGAATGTCTCGTAAACACCATTGATACCAGCTTTGGTAAGGAATTTCTTTGCACGCATCTTACCTGTCTTCTGCTTGAAGATAGCTTTCTGGCCAAGGCCAACAACCTGTACTTCAGCGAATGGAGAAAGAGCAGCGATTGTGTTCTTCGGCATAATCTTGTCGATAGTCTCAACAAAGATTTCATAAATATCGTAACGGTTCTTCATGAACTGGTTGTAGTTCGGAGCAAGCTCTCTAAGACCGTCAGCGAAAGCAGCATTTACATCATAATTACTAGCATTTTCACCATTAGCAGTGAATGTTGCTGGAACTGTACCCTTTGCTGCGTGAAGGGCAATCTCTTTTAACTCATTAATAGTCATATCAATAACCCTCCCTAATTAAGCAGTAATAACCTGGAATTTAACACCAGTTGTACCATCCGGCATTGTAGTGTACTCAACAACCTTGAGCTTCGGACCCTGTGTAGGAGCACTAGCAGAAACGAGAATAGAACAATCGTCACTACCAATACCACCATAAACAGCGGTAGTTGCATAAGATGCGAGAGCACTAAGGAAAGCGGATTCTGTTGTCCAACTAGAGTCTACAGCGGAATCGTAAGAGATACAGTTGGTTGTGAACAAGTCACCAACTGCGAGATAACCAACACGAGGATAGAAGTCATCTTCTGGGTTAAGGTAGAAGTTCTTCAAACCAGGAGTTCTCTCATCATAGATGTGCTCTGTAGAGTAGTTGAGTGCGATCGGAAGAGAATCGTCTGTTGGCTTAGTTACTTTACGAGCAACCTTGTCAACTGCAAGAAGCATACCATTCTCTAATTTTGCGTTGCCTGAAAACGCAGTTGTGTCTGGTGCACACTGTGCTTCAATACGACCATCACGACGGAAAGCCACATTGTTAAGCTCAATCTGACCATAACCATCAATAGTTAATCTTGTGGTAGCCATTTACAAACCTCCATTAACGTTTATAACGCATTAAAATTTCTTCAACTCCGGAACGACCGGGGTTATCCTTTGGAATACGCCCTGTAGGCGCCTGTGTAAATACAGAAGCATTAGACTTTTTAAGTTCATAAGCAAGGTGCATATCAAGTTCTTCTGCCGTATACTCTTCAAACTTAGCTTTATAAGTGTCAAGTACTTCCTCGGAAAGTTTGTCAGCATACTCAGCTACCACAGCTTCTTTGGACTGGTCCTCAACGCCCTTCTTGTAAACTTTTAAGGCCTCATTTTCTTCTGTGAGAGCAGAAATCTGATCCTGGGCCGCAGCATACTGAGTTTCCATATCAGTAATCTTAGCCTGAACATTTTCTGCTTCCATATTTAAAGTAGAGATTGTTCCTTCCAACTCTTCAATTTTGGAGCTGAAATTTGAACAATTTTCTGCGTTCTGTGCGGCATTAGCAAGATTTTCATTTACTAACTCGTAAGTATCGCCATTGAGGGCGCGCAGTTCATCTACTACAGACTTCTCAGCTTCTGTAACATCAAATACAAAAACTTGAGTCTTTTCACCAAGAGTAAGAACAGAACCTTCTTCGTTCTCTTCTTTGGTGAGATTTACTCTTTCATAACAATCCTCTGCGAGGTTGTATACAAGAGCATGATCTTCAAAAACTTTGCAAACAGAATAAGAGACAATTGTGTTGCCCTCTTCATCACATTCAGAGTTCAAAAGACTCCAAACGTCATTATAATCCTGATTGTCGGAAAGTTTGAAATTGATTTTCATTTCCGATTCTCCTCCTGTACTATATTGTTTGATTCTCTGGATAGTATCTTCGATTGATTGCTGGAGAGAGAAGAACGATGCTCCTTCGAAACACGGCTCTACGTTATCTCCTAAAACTTGAAGTCCCAAGAAACTACCGTGCTCGAATACCACATACTTTTGACCATTAAACATGGAGAAGTGGTAAGTCAAAGATGGTTCATAAAGTTCCATTGACTGTGCTTTTCCAATGGCTTCAGAGGCTTCAGGATAGAGTGCAGTGAAGAGATATACGTCTGTGCAGGCATATGTTCTTTCTACACCATCTTCATCCAAATGTTGTTCCCAAGCGAAGTTGTTGTTTTCTGGTACGATACCATAGATTTGACCATCGCTTCTCTTTTCTCCATGATCGGTGTAATCCGTTCCATCATAGATACCTTTCACTGGAACATAGTGGAGAGTAGAAATCAACTCATTAGCAAATTCATCTGTTATAAAAGTGCCGTTGCGGTTTCCACCCTTATAGAAGATTCGACAACGAGCCTTAGATAAAACGTCGCTAAATCTCTCTATAGAACCATAGATACTAATCGGAAACTCTTTTAGATTTTTATTCATCAGAGCCTCCTTGACCTTGGTGGTCAATTGCATTTTCATTTTGAATTGTCTTATCCGCCTTGTCTTCCGGATTCTTCTCTGGAGCGCCAGGTCCCTTATCAGACTGTGTATATGCAGATGAAAGCGGGATTAGGACTTCCGGCAATTTCAATACGTCATTTTCGAGTTCTTTGATGTTCATCAATTCCTTCTGGCTAAGGCCGGCCGCAAGTGCTGGCAACAAGAAACTATAGCCACTCTGCGCGAGTTTGAAGGTTTCATCGATAAAGTCTTTCTTGTTATAGTAACTAATTGGAAGAAGCGTATACTTAAAAGTAATGTTCGAGTTACTAAACACATCATTGATGACCTTAGTGAAGAAACGAGAATACTTGTTTCCAATAATCATCATAAGACTCATATCGTTTGTGATTGAGATTAGAAGTACCTGGCTTCCGACTGGCGCAAAGATCTGCGCACTAACGCCGGCTTGAGAGTATACATTCTGTAACATCTTCTCCAATGAAGTAGAGACATTGTCTGCGCTTGTTTTGGAAAGAATTGCGTCTACATCGGCATAAGTAGTAAGAACAGAAACGTTCTTATTTCCTTTCATCATACCGACAGTACCTTTATGGATTACCGCAGCTTCCTCTGGTTCGAAGAGTAGCGCGCCGTCATTGAGGTGCGGGATCTTCTGAACAATGATTTTTCTGATTTCTTCAAGCTCGCGTTCCCTTTCTGTGTCAACCGCATCATCATACTGAATTGTCGCAGGAATTACATGAAGAAATAGTGGACGGTTATCCTCGAAGAATGAAAAACATACTCCAACTTCCGCGGGCAATTTAACCCAAGGAGTTGTCACTTTACCTTTTAACCATTTCTGGTAATAGGCAGAAACGACCTTTGGATAAGTATTCAAGGCTTCTTTACGCATTTCAAGGTCACTAATTGTATTAAAGTATTCAACATCAAATTCCACGATTTCGTTGCCATAGATATCTACATAGCGCGAGCGGCTATAAGATGCCGGCAAGTCAAATAGGATGAATTCATCCTTTGTGGCTTTTTGGATGATACCGTAATAACAACCGTAAACCAAAGCGTATATGGACATTCTCGTCATTACTTCAGGCAAGTGTAGCTTATCAAGGTAGTCTAATGCAGCATAGTAACGTTTCGAGATATGTGGACTGGAGAGTTTCTTACCAAAACTTGGATTAGGGATTAGTAAGCCCGAATACGTTAAGATGGTTGCATAATAGAGAATAATACGCTTGTAAAGTCCATCTTTGTCGAAGTAAGC